AAAGCTGCAGATAAATCATCCTCGCCGGGATAGTCAATATCCGCCCAGACAGTCTCCCGGTATACGCCATCCGCAGCATTCCCCCGCGGCTGCCCGGCTTCGTTCTCACCCTCGTAAAAATCCGTAGATATCTCGGCCTTGTGCATGACTTCGTAGTTTTCATCAAGACAGTAGACCATTTTTTTCGTTTTATTGATCTGAACTTCTTTAAGCCTCACTTTATGGCCTCCTTCCGTTTTTTGACGACAGCTACCAATTCCCGGGCCACCTGCACGTTACACTCCTGCAGGTTTTCCAGAATCGACAAAAACTCCGTGCACGACAGCACCATCGTGATCAGGCTGACCACCCATGCCGTGGGAGAATGTGCGATCAGCATTGCCACGTCACATACCGACGCCGCAAACAGAATGGTGATATACGTCCCCAGCTTTGAGAGGAACCGGTCCCGCAGCTCCTTGCTTTTGATATACCGCCACCGCCTGGCCTGTGAAATAAATTTGTAGTACGTCCATACGGACCCCGGTGTCTGCGGGTACATATCATGCCAGAGCTTGGCACTTTGGGCCAGCCACCGGGTGAATATATCCATACCGGCGAGCACAATAAAAACCGCGATGAGCTGCAACTGCACGCCCATCGCGTCTGCTACCGTGGCCACCCCGGCACTGGCCGCCACCTTCTCCGGCCAATGCTCCAGCACGGATTTAACCGTGTCACTGCTAAATAATTTGTTCATTTTTTAGGCCTCTGCGATAGATAATGTCTTTCAATTTAATCCACCAAAATGTACCCACCCATAATGCTGTGGTCGTTCGTTACGCCACTCCTTGCATGCCGAGCATAAATTTTAAACGTTGTTTCTTGTGTTACAGATCCTGTTAATGTTGCAGAAGATGTGTTTGTAGATTGATTTTCCATAATAGCGGACGCATTCGCTGCGTCACTATAAGAAATTGCCACGCCAGTAGGTTTGCCATTGTTAAAAAATTCCCTGGCCGTAATAAAGAATATTGCATTGGCTGGAATTGTTACTGTATTAACTTGTTCGAAATTCGTACTTGTAAACTCATGACTGCCACTAATGAATATAGGCACAATCTTAGCGTTCACCCATTCCCTGCTGGCTATCTCTCGTTTTTCAAACTGCGCACTTCCGTCTTGTATTGCCATATTTCCTCCTTGTTAGAATTTAATAATGTAACGCATGGTCAGGGCTGGAGGCTGTACTGTGCTTGAATTGCCGTAGATGAAAGAAGAACGAGATGCATCAATGCCAAAAGAATAAGAAGAACCACTCGTTGTGGACAATGTGCCACCCGTTTTTTGAAGGTTGGGATAAAACGAACCAGATGCAGAATCAGACGAACTACTATACAACAGACCAACCGCACCACCATAGCTTACATTACCTGTAATATTCGGCAACCCAGCCGCCTTTTGCGTTCCTGCTGTAGCACTGCCCTGAATAAATCTGTCTGTTAAATTAGGCAGATTAAATGTACTGTTTCCATCTCCACTGCCATAAGTTGTTCCAATGACCTCAAACAGCCTTGCATACGTTGTTCTGCTTACTGCAGAGCCATCACACAACAGCCATCCTGCTGGCGTACTATTGCCAGCAAATGCCTTTACCTCGCCCGCCATGGCGTATGAACCTACCACGAATGTACACGTACCATCTACAATTACCCCCCCGTAGTGAACGAAGGCTCGGTTGCTCCTGTCGTTCCTGCTACAGTGCATTCAAGATAGTAACGAGTACCAAGGGTAGCGGAATAAACAATATCCCCCACAGAATAGGCAGTATTGCGCTGCAGAGTATTAATGGCGTTAGCAGACATTACACCCGCAACCGATAGATTGCCAGTAATATTACCGCCACTCAACGGCAAATAATCCTGCAATTCTGTTTCTAAATTATTAAGCGTGACATAATCCTGCAATTCTGCCTGTACATAGGCTGTTGTGGCAATCTTTATAGAACTGTCGCCCGGAGTTGGTGTCGGCGCCGTAGGCGTACCCGTAAAGGCAGGACTCGCGATAGGTGCTAACCCCAGTACATCCACGCCCCGTTCCAATACCTTGCCAGGAATATCAAAATCTGCCGGATTTGCCAAATTCTTATTATTGCTCCAACTTAACACGCCCTCGTTTGATACCGCAGGCGTAAACGTGGCGCCATCGCCAACCGAAATTTTACCGATAATCGAATCTGCCATATCAATGCACCTCCTCTGTAACAGTCAATGTGGCCGGGCCCAGCACCACGGTCTCCGTGCCGCCACCATCCACCTTGACCACCTCGTAATACAGAACCCCGAACGGCAATGCATCCGTGTCGCTGCGCTGGATCAAAAAACTCCCGTCCGGCAGCCGCCCCCGGGAGAATAATAGATCTGTTCGCCCGGCATCCCGGTACACCCGGAGCACCAGCGACTCCCCTGCCGCTAACGTGGCCCCGATATACAGGTAGGCATCATCGCCCCGGGTCAGGCTCAACTTTTCCCCGTCAATCTTAAACATCAGGCAGTCCTCCTCCACATGTACACATAAACCGACGCAGGCCGCACGTCAAAACTTGCGCTCGTGCCAGCACTGGCCGTTGTACCAGAATGCGTGTGTGCCCCATTATTGCCGGTTGTCGCACCGAAGCTGTGGGTATGATTCCCTACCGTACTCACGCTATGCGTGTGTGCGCCAGCCGATGATATATTGCCGTCATAACCGCCGTCCGACCACTGCATTTCTGCTACGTTACCGCGTGCACCAGTGCCGTTACGAGTTATAAATTTATGAGTATGGTTACCAGCCGACCCCGTTGAGTGGCTGTGACTCCCAGCGCCTCCGGTGGTGCCAGAAACATAATGCGTATGGCCGCCAGCACTCCCGGTCACGAAACTGTGCGTGTGCGCCACCAACGGTACATTTTTAGTGTGCGCCCCAACACCCGTCGTCCCGTCAACAGTATCGCCATCCTCTGCAGCCAGTAAATATTTTCCCTTGATTTGTACCCATGTTCCGCCGCCCAACAGTGTGGCCGGATTAGTGTTCTGGAACGTCAGGAACACGCTCCCCACAGGCCATGAATCTATCGGGCGCACTGCAGTGATAGCCCCGCTGCCATTGGGCGTATTCCCATTAACAGAGAATGCAAACGCCCGCTGTATAGCATCTACCAAAGCACCCGGATCTGAATCGTTAGCATCAAATCCTCGGGCCGCCAGCACAGACGCCATCGCATAGGCCATAACACTGCACTGCCGATATAACTTGTTGTGCATCTTCGGGGAAGCCAGCCCCGGGGTAACCCCATTCAAGCGCTGCCCTTCCGCAATGTACTCCGCATCCGTATCAATAGACGTCATCGATTCGTCAAAAATCTGGAAATTATGTTCTGCCATAACTCATCCTCCTTATAAGGGCTCTGCCCAGTGCGCCGTGTAACCAGAGAAATCCGCATCATTCAGGTCATAAGCAAACAACGGCTTACCTGTGGTATCCGTGATTAAAAGATTATTTATGCGCACGCCTTCAGGCTTCGGCACAATGTAACCGTTCACGATCAACTCCCGCATGAGTGAAGTAAAATCCCCAGATATAACCACGTTGTACGTCATCGCATCCCCGGGTCCTTGTGTCTGCAGGTCCTGGATCTGTAAATCAATCCCCGGGAACAAAACATCCCAAGCACTGTACAACTCATCCAGCGTGCCTTTCCACAGGTTCTGGATCAGCCTTGCCTTGATGACCAGCCGATACGTTTCATCATCCATGACAGGCCCGGACCCATCCGACGGATAAAAAGACAATGTCCTGCCTACGCCCGCAATCTTCCCCAGCGTGTCCAGCTGCTGCCCGACCGCCGTGTCCAAATTAAAAGCCTCCAGCAACTCATTCAGTACGCTGTTATGCGTCAGCCCTTCCGACAGCAGCCACAACAGCCAGCTGGTCAACCTTGGTCGCGTTTTATATTCGCTCGTTAGCAGTTTCCTGTACCCATCCAGCACCACATCGTCGTCACCGCCAATAACGAAATTGCACGGTCCCAGAATCGTGTCTGTCCAGACCTCTCCGCGTTCCTCATGCCGAAGCACCAAGTCATAGAGATATGTCCCGTATGGCAGCGTAGCCGTGTGCGACGGCACCAGCGGAATCACAGCCTCGGTACTGGTCACCTGAAACGCATTGACCTGTGAATTCACAGACGACCGCACCGTAAATATCAGTGTGTCCTTACCCGGAATAAGTGCATAATCTGCCTGATTGGCGCGCCGCACCTGCACCGGAATGTTCACCGGATACCCTCGTGCAATGGAGATGTTCATATCTTCGTCAACCGCAAAAAGCATCTACATCTCCCCCCTTAATCAAGGCCGTCCGTTACCGTAATGTGGTCCAGCTCAATCTCCGCCACCTCGTTATAATCAATCGCAATATCCGCCGTTCCCAGCGCACCCGCAGACTTCCCAATCTGCACCGAAGCCACACCAAACGCCGGCCGCTTCATGTCCGGGTTAGCACTTGCCGCCACACCGGCCAGCAGACTCACTGACACATCCGCCGCAATATCGAACCCGGTCAGATAATCATAGATGGCCTGCTTCACATCATCCTGCATGGTCCGCACATACTCCGGCGGGTACGGGGTCAGGGTCACATTCACGTAGATCGGCACCATCGTGGGCCGATAGAACCGGATGATGTTCGCATATCCCCCGGCATCCGTGATAGTGGTCTCTATATCCCCGTTGGTATAGCACCCGATACCCTTATGCCGCAAGATCGCATCCGCAATGGTTCCTGCATCGCCGCCTTCCACCACGCAGGTCACACTGTGGGCAGGCAACCCGTATGGGTTCGCATCGCTAACCGCAGCGCTGCTGGTGTCATTCTCGTACACTGCCAACCGCTGCACGTTATCCACAGCCGCAATCGCCGCATAGGTGCCTGCCAGCATAGTCTGTGACGGCCCCGCCACAGAAGCCGTCTGCCGCACCCGGAGCTCCGCATCCGTCTCGGTCTCCTCCCCGGGCACCGCCGCCGCAGGATTCGTGACGGTCAGCCATCCATACGTCGGTGTGTTGATTTTATTGATTTCATTCGCCGCCGCAGCGACCGGTCCGCTCTGACTGCAGGTAGCCGTAACCGTGACCGTCCCTGATGTCGGGATGGATACTGTCGCCGGCAAATTCCAGATAACATCACTCGAATCTTTCACGGATCCGTTAACAATTTGTGTGTACGGCGTACCGGTAATGACCACGTCCGCTGTGGACCGGCTGCCCGGTTTGCGCGCAATACCGTTGATCTTAACCACGGCATCCAGCCCCACACCCACCGCCGTCAAAGGACTCCGGCTGTTATAAGCCATCGCAATCCCCTGCAGCGTGTCGTAAGTTTTCAGCGCGAAAATGCTGATCAGCTGATAATCTGCAGAATCATTCTCAAGATAGATATCATCCCCAAAGATGGACTTCGCACCGGCCACCAGGTCGTCCACGATATCCTGATAGGTCGGGTAGTGAAAACCCGTCTCATCGATATAAGGCGCAAAATAAGCCAATTACCGCACCTCCCTCACATTGCTTACATAAAGCTCCCCATAGACCGTATCCACGCGGCAGGAGAAGCTGTATGCCCGTTTGTTCCGGTCGAACGTGGAATCATACCAGGACACATTCAGCACGCCCGTTGTGTCCCCGATACGGCGCGCAAAAATGATATCCACGGCCTGCTTGTTCGCATCGCTTCCGGAGCTTGCCAGAATCCGTTCAAACAAGGGCAGGCCGTCCTCCAGGTCCTCCCACCATTCGCCATACAATAAAAGAAGCCGGGATTTGACCGCCTGTCCGACGGCCTCCCGGCCTTCCAAATAATCGTTTTTCCCATGCCCGAAAACATAATCCCAGTTTTCGTCCAATCTTCGGTATTTCATACCACGCCTCCAGTCTCACTGGATCCTCTTTGCACGCCATCGTGTGTATGCCCAAGAAACCTCCTGCCATCAATAGTCGTTGAGCCGCCTATTGTAACATTTCCCGCGTCAATATTCACCGCACTCCCCACGATGTTGATGGTGCTCCCGGACAGCTCCACATACGCACTGCCTTCTTCATTCCGAAGCTGACAGCTGTTTGTGGAATAACCAGATACCCGGCGCGGCTGGCTCCACGGACCGAGAATGGCAAACGCGTCCGACAAGTCATGACGCCGGATATCAATCTGGTTCTGTACTCCGCTGTTCTGCCACCAAGCATCGATACAGGAATCCCCGATGCACACCAGGCACTCATCCCCCGGCTGGATAGGCAGCGTCAGCACATACCCGCCAGCCCTCGGCCAGCACACCGGCACATCCAGCAGCAAGGGAATGTCCGTCCAATTCCGGGATCCGTCCTCACCGATCAGGCACTCCCGGATAGCAGGCCGCACGTTGACCGTCTGCTGGTCTGCATCGTAGCTCTCAATAATTCCCGGCATGTGGCACCGAAGTTTTATACTCGCCTGCCGCTGCCGGATAGCTTCCTGCCTTTCCGGAATCGGGTTCATTTCGTCAATCGTCATGCCGCCACCTCACGTCCCATTCACATAAGTGCTGCCGCTGGCATAGATACCGGGCAGCGCCGCAGCGCCATGCCTGGACAGTCCGACCACATCCGTGTACCAATCATTCCCCCGGGTGTCTCCCCGGTGGGTGACCTCGATGGCCTGATAGATCCACTCATCGTCCAGCGGCAACTGTTTCTGACCAACCGTCAGCTGTTGCTCCTGAATCTCCGACCGTGCGATTTTTATCTTCGTCCAGAGCTTAATCGACGGATTCAGCAACACCCGAAAATTTAACCCGTTTGTGGTCTGTTGCGGCACCCCGATCAGCCCGGTAAACGGATCTATCTGTATCGCCTCTTCATCCGCAATGTCCGACGGCTTAACCAGATTCACCGTTCCCCCGTCCATGTAGTACGTGGCATCATTCCCCCGGCAGATATCCTCCACATAATCAAAAGCCCGGCCAAAAAAGACCTTGCCCCGGGGAAGTTTCTGCTGGCTCAACCAATCCGTGACCTTCGCCTGCGGCACCTTCACGCTGCCATTGTTGCAGACCGTATCGAAGATCTGCCGCTGGTTCATGCCCTTGTTCACGGACATCTGGATATAGTTAAAATTGAGCGGCTGGTTCCCGTCGATGCAAGATAACGTCAATACATAATCGGCATTAGTCTCCTTGCTCCGGGTGGGATAAATCACCTGCCCGTCAAAGATCACGCCATACTGTCCTGCCCCGCTGGCCTCCTGCTGGTCGGTCGTTTCCTTTTCGCCCATGATGCCCGGGCCCTTCAGATAATCGTTTTTCTGGTCAGCGCCCAGTGTTCCCTCATATCCAGCCTCAATAACGACCCGGTCGCCATCCTTTATGATCAGCTGCTCCGTGTCATTAGCGAGGTTATAAATCTTAACAATCGCATAGGACGCACCCTGGCTCCGGCGCTTATGGACCTCAAACGTGCAGTGAAGATTCGACACATCCAGCGCCTGCTCATCATTTTTGTCGATGACCAATATGCGGTACTTCCGCAGCCATAGATACCCGCTCATGAATCATCCCCCCAGACCAGCACAAACGTGCTCCCCAGCGTTTTATTGTCCGGGTGCTCCAATTCCGTCGGGAGTGCCTGCATAACATAGGCTTCTCCAGCCCCCAGATAGCCCGCCTGGCCCAACAAATTGACGCCCAATACCAACGGTACACCTGCGCACAAAATCGCGTTCGTGGCCAAATTACGGACGTCTGCGAGCCATATGTCGTATCGGTCCAAATACCGCAGCCGCAGCTCCAGCGTGATATTTTCCTTATCGTTCTCCGACTCATTCAGTGTCAGGGTGAAAGACTGATAGCAATCCGGAGCGCACGTCAAAGGAATTTCATAATAGCTCATCTTCTCACCCCTTGCCTGCCACCGGTTCCTTTCGCGCCCATCTGAACCAAAACTGTGCTTCTAACATCCCCCGGCTGCACCGGTCCCCGCTTGGTCGCAGAGTCTGTCGTCCATTGCCGCGCGGAAACTTTCACTGTGGCCACCGTAGCCACCAGCACCTCCCGCATGGCCACCGTGCACCGGAGCCCGTTCATTGTGCTGGCATCATCCGGAGCGCTGATGGATTCTATCAGCATGTTCTGGTATGTCCCCAGCCTCGTGTGGACCACCATGGGAATTCGTGACCTTTGGAGATCTAAAAGCCGCCGGTACGCGCTTACCGACTTATTGAAAAAACTGTTAAACTGCCCGGGCTGACGACTGGCCATGGCATCCGACATGAACACCTCCATGGTGATATGCGTCGGCTCCCGGTACGCATGGTCTGAAATGTTCGCCCCAGACTGCACCGGATGAGATGTGATGGTCAGTTGTTCCTGAATCTCCGTAGACATAACCCCATCGAAAAAAAGCCCGCTGATATTCGTCTGCACCAGCACCATCTGCCGCGCATCAATATCGGCGCCCCACTGACGTGGCCGATATCCAACATCAACGCGCCCGCCGGAGAACATCGTCCCCACGGCCGTCCACACAGAACCCAAGCCAAACACATCGCCAATGTTCCCCAGAACATCGCCCACATTCAACCCTTTAGGTTCCCCGAAGCATCCGCCACCCTGTCGGTCGGTCGGTAAAAAGCTGGTAAAAAAGCTCATACTTCAGCCCTCCTCCCAAACCGTTGCCAGATGTGAAGCGTATCATTCATGCCCTGCTCCACGCCACTCTTGGCCGCGCTTCCAATTTCCTGCGGGGTAGCATTGGTGCCCTTTACGTAAATATTGACAGTAGCACCGCCAAACGTATAATTCCCATAACCAGCACCACCGCCAAAGCCACCACCAACGGTAGCAGGATATCCAGCTCCTCCCATAGACGCAACACTGGCCGCATAACTGTCTTTTGCCGGAGCCATGCCGACAGCACTGGTGTCCAATCCTATTCCGTTAAGCATGCCAGCCGCAATATTGCCTGTTGTAGAATCACCACCGCCGCCAGAATGCCCTTTAGCAGCCTGCAACTCACTCACGGAACCAAATCCCCACAACGAACCAAAATACTGCTCCATACCGGACATGCTGCCACGCTGTACGCCCCCGCTGGAATTTCTGGCAATGTATTCACCATTCCCGGCATATATACCAACATGATGCGCCCAGTCAATCAGATCACCCGGCTGTGGCTGATACCCGTCACCTTTAGGATGATATGCTCCTTCACTCTTAAACTGCCCAGCAAGTAAATCCCCGTTCATCGTAGGCTCAACATCAACCCCTGCGCTCGCCATCATCTGCGACGCAAACGATGCGCACTGATTCCGGGAATCCTTGTTTTCTCCGGTAGGATCCATCCATTGCGTGCCCTGTTCAAATTGGGATGCATTATTCACTACATCAGCCCCGGAACCTCCTCCGGTAAACATATCTTTAATCTTGCCGTAAAATTTTTTACCATTCGTAATCAAAGCCTTGCCAAAGTCTATAACAGAATCTTTTACCAGCCCCGCCGCCTCTGAAAATTTGCCTTCTTTAATGAGCGCCGCAGCCTTAAGTATCCGCCCTACCAGCTTAACAAATTCTGCCATATTTTTGATTGCTGTAGATATCCCGGTCGCAATCGTACCAAAAAACGTCCTAACCGTTGGCAGCCCTATCCCGAACATTTTTAACAGGTTTTCAATCTGCCTCTTTTGAGCTTTCCATAAATCGGCAAGCCCCTGACCAAGCTCCAGAACCGCTGTTTTAATTGACTGGATCACTTCATCAAGGCGTAACTCTTTTACAAAATAATCTAAAATGCCAACAATTTCCGTCAGCTTGGTCTTAAAATCATCCAGCCATTCCGAGCCGGTGCCTTCCGAAAACTTCAGCAAAGCCTCCCATATCGGCGCCAGCGTAGCGCTGCTGTTCCAGCCATTCATGTAGCCCATGAAATCCTCAATCAAGAGCATGGCCACAGACAGACCTGCCAGCAAGGCTCCGAACGGGCCCGCCATGATAATCGCACCAACGGCCGCAAATACAGCGCCCCACTTCTTCACGTTATCAGGCAGGCTGACGATAAAATCGTAGACCTTCCCGATGGCAAGCCCCAGCGCCTTAATCGTTGCCAGAGCAGGCTGCAACACCATCGAAATAGCCCGTGATACTGTGCGTGCCAGCCCCGGCATGTCTGTCCCCAGCTTATCCAGCAACCAATTCAGAAATGCCCGGAAATCCTCAATGTACGGCTCCAGATACTTGATCAGGTAATATGCGATCCATTCCTTCAGCATCTTCAGGCGCACAAACAGGACCTGCACGTCGTAGCCAATTTCCCGGATGTACCGCAGCTGTGCATCGGCGTCTGCCGGTGTAGCAAACTTCTGCATTTCGCCACGCAGCCGAAAGAACTGCTCCCGAAGCTCCGGTACCCATGCAATATCATCCTGGCTGACCCCCATGGTTTTCATGGCAACGGAAAGAGCTTTTGCAGTTTCCTTCGTTGTCCACATGGACGCCGCCAGCTTCTGGTACTCCATATCAGCCTTGGCAACGCCCTTCACTGTTTCATAAGCAGCCTTTCCAACCGCCCCGATAGCCGCAGCCAACGCCATCGGTGCCGCCGCGCCCTTCAGCTTTACGAGGTGAGATTTTAACTCCGTCAACGCACTCCGCGCAGCACCGAAAGAATTCTGGTCAATATCCGCACCAATTCTGACCAGATACTCCTCCATAGTGTTCCAGTTACTCATTACTTCACCTCCGCCTCTGCCGCCGCCTGTGCGCGTCGTTTATTTTCTGCCTGGACCGCAAGCATCTCGTGTGCGTCCAGCAAATCGTCAAAGTCATATGTCCCGTCCCACATTTCATGCTGCCGCCAGATGCCGGCCGTAACCGGCACCATGGCATATTGTCTGGCAGCATCGATGGTAGGATAAGGAACCGGATCATAATTCAGGGTCAGTCCTTCTTCGGGCTTAACCCTTCCCCGCCGAAAAAACCGCCAATGTTGAATATCGCCGCCTGAACGGTAAGCGCAATGACGGCCGCAGCATCCGTGCGGAGCTCCTCGTCAGTGTAGGTACCGTCTGCCTTCAAAATCGGCATCGGCATATCCACACCGCCAGAGGTTTCCATCTTCAGCACGGTAGCCAGCAGGATCTTCTGTACTTCCGTAAAATCTTTACGATTCATGGACGTTATTGCCTGGGACAACAACTGCATGTCGCTGGCAGTGACTCCCTGCCCAGACATCCCGCTCATCAAAGGCAGAGCCACGCCTGCCAACTTAAAAGCGACATAAGACCCGGAATCAGCGTCCAACTTGGTCAGCTTATACCGGGTCCCGTTATAATCAAAATATTTTTCCTTAACCTTCATCGAATAGTCCTCCTATCAGCGCGGATCGTTTACGATATCAGCGCATAACAACGTCCAAGTCACCCGAGAACCCTGTGCCTGGTACGGAACGTCGGCCTCCTTCTGCGGGGAAACTCCCTGACAGATATGAGAACCGCCGGTGCTGGAATTTTTCAACAGCATAGAAGTCTGTGCCCACTGATTTGTGGGAAGCTGCCACAAGGTCTGGAACCAGCGTAACAGCCATTTATGCAGCGGAGCAGTCTGCTGTACTTCGATGGTCACGGTGCCGTTATTGCCCGCAATTTTGCTGACCATGATGCTGCCATCTGCAGCGACGTCATGGGTGGACCGTTCTGTGCTTTTCGCAACGGATACGCTGCCGGCACCTTCCCCGGTAAAAATATACGCGCCCACCGCCGGATGGCTAATGGACCCGACCAAATCAAGAAAAGAATAAGTCGTGCGTGACATTTATAGCCCTCCTTAACGATTGATGTTGACTTCGATAACCACGAACTCGATAGCACCCGCCAGCTTCACGCATACGTAAATGGTCGGTGCAATTCTCTTGTCGCGGTCTGCCTGCGGCTGGGAATCAATGCTCTCAGACTGCACCAGATACCCGGCATCCAGATAGTCCCCGGTCATCAGCTCAAGGCACTGCGAACCATTCCACTGACCCGGTGCAATAAACCCGGACCGCACGTGTTTGTCACATGCCTGGTTGATAACGTTGATGATAGACGCCACACCAGCCTCGGTCTGCGGAACCTTCCTGCTCTGGGCCAAGAGGTCCATGACATTCAGGACAATGTCGTTCTCCAGCATGTCCAGTCCCATGATCTCATCGAAGCTGGTACCGTCGGCCATATAACCCTGCTGCAGCAGATCGTAATCTTCCGCGCGGGTCACGTAAACGTTGCCATTATTGCCGGTGGTCGTCCGGGAACCGCACACATACTCAACCTGTGCCTCGGTCAAAGAATCGGTGGTAATACCGACCGCAGACTTGTACGCCATAGTAAACATGCTGTTGGCTGTGCCAGAATTCAAACCGTTTGCACGCCCCATCCAAGCCGCCGCCGCATTCACGTTCCCGGAATTGTATACGCCCCAGGACCTGCGATAATTGTTCGCCTTCATCTTCATAAAGATATCCTGCACCTGCGTGGTCGGATCTTCTTCTTCATAGGTCGGCTGCAGAACGTCCGCACTGTGCGTGGTATACATGTGCAGTGTGCGCGGTGTAGCACTTTCTGCCCATGCTCCCAGCGCTTCACTTTCGGCATCCGCAGCACCCAGCGCCACAAACTCGTACCATTCAGAGTTTGCCTGACGGCATGCTTCCATGGCGGTCGCCTTATCCTCACTGTTAGCCGTGTCGATAACACCCACGCAGAGCTTGTCCGGCCGCGGGATCTGATTAAAATACAGCCGCGCCGCAACGTACTCATCGCTGGTGTTGGAGAATCCATCTGCCAGCATGGCCGCCGGGGAAGTGTACACACGCACTCGCTCGGTCACCGGGATCACGTCGCTGCTACCCAGAATCAGGCCAACATTGAACCCTTTACGAGCGGCCGCCTTCGCGCTCAAATTGATATCGACCTTAACGATAGGCCGCAGATCTAATTTGATAGCCATTCCTCAAATCACCCTTTCTTGATAATAATGCCGCCCGTAGATACCACAGTTTCGGAATCTTCCGGACGGTTCGCACCAATCGTGACAGGCACGCTGGTGATTGTTTTAACTTCTGTGTCGTAGCTCTTCGCCACGTTGAAAATCATGGTCATGTCGGCCCTGCGCCACCACCTCGCCTGAAACAGCTCCGGAGCATACCTGGGCGCCTCATTCCCGGGCACCACATATACCCCGGCATTCCGTAAAATCGGCACACCGTTATAGATGGCGGTGCGGATATTATCCAAATTGGTCGCGCCATTCGGCCCGTAGGCAATGAGCTGTGCCTGCATCACCCGCGTCTGTTCCTGGTGCCGGTTCAAATCTTCCCCGGAATCCTGCCAAAAATCATGCAGCGGCTGTGAAACATCCTGTCCGTCCAGAAACGTCAGCTGGAAAAACAGCACATCTTCGTTGTAGCTCCAATCAGGTTGCCCCATTGTGGGCCACGAGCGCCTCACTGGCGGCCTTTCATTAGCCTCCTCGGGGTTTTCCCCCAGCAGCGTCATAAACGCCCTGTAAAACAAAATCTCGAGCTCATCCAATGCCATCACCATCCAGTCTGGAACCTATCGACCGATAGAACCCGTAATCAATATCCGGTGTGACCGTCACGATCCGGTAACGCGCCCCACGCCAGAACACCATGTCCGTAATTTCTCCATCGCTCGTGATATAGATCCGCTCGGTGGTCAAAATCTTAATGGCCCCGGTCAGCCTGTCCCCTTCAGGAACCTGCTGCAGGTCTTTTGCACTTGCCATGGTGACGATGCCCCGCATAGTCAGCTCGGTTGGATTCTCATCCTGCACCCATGTTCCATACTGCCAAGACCCGCCACGCCGCAGGATAGTTATTTTCTGGCTCATCCTCGGGCTGTGAACCACCCGCGCCAGATTCACCCGTGTGTTCATATCAGCCCTCCCTGATCACATACGTGATAGCCTTCCGCATGGTGCCGGTATCCACCAACGGCCGCTCCGACTTCTTCAGCTTGATGGTCAGCGGACTATTAGGCGGCCAGCCATTCCGTGGATCACTGAACCAGTCCCGGCAATAATTCTGCGCCGCCATCCCGCAGACGTTCATGGCCTTTTTCATTGCTGCCTCGTCGCCCTTACAGGCCGCTTTAATAACCGCCTGAAACAACTTCCCGATGGCATCCGCATGGGCCTCCAGCGCCGGCTCCAGCACCGGCCGTGGCGGTATATGCCATAACGGCGAGCCGTGGCTCATGATATACAGCTGATACGCCGCGGAATACTTCATCCCCGCGTCGATCTTTGGCTGCATCTCCTGCCGCATTGACTTCTTCCGGACGCCGTGTGACAGGATGTACAGCAGCTGCGCATTATTGATAGACTCGCCCTGTCGGGCCGCCTTCTTTTCCGGAATGCCCACCATGATGCGGCGCTTCTTCAGCTTCTGCACCCGTTCCATCAGACCATCAAAGCCGCCATTGTTCTGCGTGTGCTGGACGTTCACCGTTACCATATGTACATCCCGCCCTTACATAACCGCTTGGCGATGGACGCATACAGCACCCCGAACCGGGTCAGCTTAAAATCTGCCCAGCCTGACAGATCCTGCACCGCGCTCGTGTCCAGAGAATAGCTCACACCGTCTGCCGATTCGCTGGTGACCGTACCGATAGAACTCCCGGCCGCCACGATATCGTCAGCACTGCTTCCATCCGGCACATTCCCCTGCATCCACAAGGTCAGCATGTGCGCGGTATACAGCCCGCAGCAATACTCCCACATCTTCCCGAACCGTTGCTCACTGACCACCTCGTTAGTGAGGTCAATGAACATGTCCAGCACGGCACTCGGCACCACCGGCGCCCCATCCACCACCGTCGCAAACTGTGGATAGACCGCCAGAAACTGCTCCGAGGTATAAGTGCTGTTGTTCGGCTTTTTGATGCCGGATGCCTGGGCCCGCAGATGCAGTAAAACCGTGCCGATGCACGGGTTCATCATTTCTTTTTCGCGGCGGTCTTTTTCGGTGCGGCCGCAGCAGAGCTGCCCTGCACGATCGGAGCCTCGGACAGCTTAACCAGAGAGCCGTCTTTTACTACCAGCGGGAAAAGCGGGTCTTTTTCGATCCATTCCGGCGCGGATTCAATGTTGTTCCCACCCATGGAAACAAAAACTTTCTCATCGCCCCCACGGAAACGGAGCTTCTTTTTTGTCAGAATCTGCATGTGTACGCCTCCTCTTAATAAAAAAGCCCGGCCCCTTTTCAGGGCCGGGCTGTGTAAAATCAGATGCCGTCAAAGTAGCCAACCGGCTGGAAGTAGTTAAATTTCACCGGGCCCATCTGGGCTGCATACAAGGTCAGGTAAGCGGCCTGCAGCAGATCAGGCTGGGTCATGGCGCGGGTGTTCGGAACGGTGATATCGAAGTACAGCATGTCTTCGTCGTTCACGTAAGCAACCGCACGGTCGGTGGAACCAGCGCCGGCGCCTTTGCACCAACGGCAAGGTGCGATGGTCACGTCCACGCCCTGGCGCTTGGCAATGTTGTCCTCCAGCAGGTATTCCAGGATGGACTTGTCCGCTGCCTGGGAAACTTTATGCAGGCCAATGTAGGCGTAGGCTTCCGGGGTGATCAGAATATGATTGGGCATGCCCTTCATGTCATATTCAGATGCGGTCCAGCCGGCAACCAGCATGTCGTTCACGTCCTGCAGGATTTCGTCCGGGGTTTTGGTGCTCCACTGCGTGCTGCCACCGGTGCCGGTAGCCACGGAAGTAACGGTCACGTTTGCGTCGTTAACCAGGCCGGTGGTGCCGTAATCGGTGAAGCCGGTGTACACGTTCATGTCCAGGGTTTTGTTGTAATTCAGACGGACGCCCTTGTTCATGAGGTCCTCTAAATTACGGCCGATCTGCTTGGACTTCTGCAGGTCAATAAATTTAACCTTCAGAACATTCATCCAGGTCAGGGTCGGGAACAGGTTCTTGTTCATGTCCACCTGAACGATAGGTACCGCATTAGTAGCAGAACCCACAATGCCGTTCTGGTTAGCACCGGAAGTAGCGTAACCTACATCGTAGGTGCTGGTGTATTCCACCCAGCCGCCGCCAGTCTTGGCGACAATATCGCGCTGCCAGGTGACGGAAGTCAGCGGCTCGCGAATTTTCGGGTCGATCTTTTCTAATTCAGCCTGCAGGAACGCCATGCCGGAAGCAACGGCGGCGTCTGCACCGCGGCCATACCCGCCTCTGGGCTGGTAAAATTTGTGGCCGCCCTGGCTCATTGCATAGTTGCCTGCCTGGGCCAGATTGGCGTCAGGTAAACCTAAAAATCCACTCATGACTTATACCTCCTCTTACGGATTGACGCGGGTCAGCACGGTGACCTCGCAAATACGATCTGCATCCATCGCGCCGGTGGTCCATTTTACGTTAGGAAGCAGGACAGTGTTGGAACCATCTGCAGCCGCCTCGAAGCCGCCAACTACGCCGTTAGCAACGGACGCATTCGCAGCGATACGAACGTATACAGCACCGCCTGCGGTCGGAGTGCCAACGTTGCAGACTACAGTAACAGCACCGCGGGTCAGCGCGTCCATTACCTGGCCGGGCTGATATTCAACCAGGTTCTGGTTGAAATAATTAGTGGCGTTCTTTACCACGCGAACGGCGATGCCGCCAAAATCAGCAGCCGTGAATCCAGCACCAACCAGCTCGTAGCTGTTGTCGCCGTTCAGCTTCACGCAGGCACCAAAAGGTACCGCAGCGGAGCTGCTCTTTAGTTTACGCGCCACGGTTACGTCATCCGGGGTGCGTGCATAGTTACCGGGGTAGCCATACCCCATGGAAATACCAATCGCTTTACCAGCCATGGTTTATACCTCCTTCTTGTAATGCGGGTTGTATTTTGCCGCAATCTCACGGCCCAGGGCCGCGTCATCAACAGGTCTGGAATCAGCCGCCCGGCGGGTAGCTTTCTGAATGGCAGCATAACCGGAGTCTCGTACATTCCCACGGATCATCTGCGCCAGTGCGTCCGCAGCCTTACGGCGCTGTGCCGTCGGGAGAGTCGCCACAAACGGGCGTAGAGCTTTGATGGTTTCCAGAGCAGCATCGCGTGCACTGCAACCGTCCTCCACAACGTCCTCGGATTCTTCCGCTTCAATCAGGCCGTCAGTAACCGCGCTCTGGGATTCGTTGATTTCTTCCGGATCTGCCTCCACAGCATCCTCGTCTTCAGCGTCCTCCCGTTCGGTCAATTCTTCCTCCAGGGCATCCAGGGCGTCGCCTTCTTCGTCAACATCCGCCTCAGTGCCGGCTTCTTCCTCGACTTCTTCCGGAACCGTGTCCTCGGCCGGCGGGTTCAGTTTCGCAGACAGATCTGCGATGGCATCCTCGATGCGTTTAAACCGGGCCTCGTTCGGGTCTTCCGGTTCCACCGGCTTTTCATCTTTGCCGTCGCCATTTACCAGCTTCGCGGCTTCCAGCGCTTCTTCCGGGTCGGCGTCCTTGGCAAACGCCGCCCACATGCGCTGCAGAATATTTCCTTTAGCCATGTGCTTTTTTCTCCTTTCCATAGCGTGATCGTGTATGGCCACACCGTGACCGGCGCGACCTTTATCCACGACGGCAACGTGGTTCCCGCGAATTTCCCTTTGTTCCAAGGTGTGGTCGCCCGTCGGAACCCATAAGCAGTTATACCCGCAAGAGATCTCACGTTTGCCGTCTTGAACCGCGCGAACCAACGCGCCATCGTGAATAACCAAATCAGCAACCAGGCAGCCTTCATACTTGCCTGTGCCTTTCCGGACGTCCCGCACAACGCCCCGAGTGTATCGTCCGTAATTTTCGGACGTCACGTCTTCATCCGGGTGGTTTTCCGTTACCGGCTTACCCTCAAAAGACGCCACCGCCGCCGGAGAAAAGACTTCCTCTGCCGGACGGTTCACCTTGAAAATTTCATCCGGGCGCTCGGCCTGTCCGATTTCCCGCCCAAGATAGTCCTGCACGCCAACGCGTGCGATGGGAACGTCCCTGCAAATTAAAAAGCCCTCCGGCGTGCGACTGATGCTGTCGGAGATGCGGCTCCCATAATATGCGGTTTTCATGCTGCGGCAGCACCTCCTATCGCTTTAAATTGGGCCAGCGTCATCATTTGGATGCGGCCCTCGTAGTAAACTTTGTGTGGCCAGCGGATATCGGAGAACATGATCAGCGGCTCCGGATAACACCGACAATTGAAAATGTCCCCGGCGTGGTAATTCCCGTAGGTCCGGCTTTCACCAGCCAGGGCTTCCGGGCTTGGCGGGTCGTCCCAGTTTATGAGCACCCCGTCCATGAGCCTGTGAGAGTCTCTGACGCGCGAATCCTCCTCGGACCGCCATACATACCAGTTAATTCCTGCGACGGCGCTACGGGCACGTGTGAGCGCCGTAGACGCCTTACTGGACTCGGTCCTTGCTATCAACATCGCGTGCGCCCGGGTCATGTGCGGCCATTTTTCCAGGACGTCCTCCATAATCGCTTCAGGGCGCAGGCCCTCGTTGGCTTCCCGGGCCACCATTTCTGTAACCTGTTTAGCCACCCGCTCCGGCATAGATCTAATGATTTCTGCATTGTGGTCGACCACATCCCAGAACGCAGTGCCGACGGCCGTCTGTCCCAACTCTGTCTGCAGAGCGTTATATACGACGCGCCCTTTAGCCCCGGACCGGGCCGCCTCCCGCCACGTTCGGTGACCATCGGAAAACACGTGCGTCGCAATGGACCGCGCCAATATAGCCGCTGCTTTCTGGTAGGTAGGGCTGCGGGCGTACCTTCGGATAGCCGCAGCCAATAAAAAAGGACTCCGGATCCGAGATAACTCGGTCCGAAGTCCTTGTATCATTCGCGCCAGCGCCGCGCCGTACCGGCGCTCAACTGATCGCTTTAATTGCCATTGTGTGAATATCATTTTTTACTTGCGCGATTTTTCGCAGCTTCCCAGAACATCTGACTCTTAATATCACCGGCGGCCTTTGCCTTCGCAATTTCAGAATCCGCCTTTTTTAAAGTGCGCGCGGCCTGTTCGCTTTCCTTTTTTGCTTTGGCCGCGGCCGTTTTTTTGCTTGCAGCAGCCGCCTCTTTAAAAATTTTTTCTTTTGCGGCTTTGTTCGCGTCGGCCTTCCCTTTCAGGCTCATAACCTCCGCCTTCAGTTTCGGGTCGCTGTTAATTTTGCTGACCAGCGCGTTCTTTTTGGAAGTGTTCGCCGGTTTAGCAGGATTCAAAGCACTGTAAGCATCACCGGAAACTTCATTCAAAAGCATATCGACATTTTTGTCGTAAGACTCCCGGTCCATCCAGCCTTTATCCTCGGCCTCATCGTATTTACTCAACAGGTTATGCACTGCGCCGCGAAGATCATGCCCGTCCATCATTTCCATGCGCAGCTGGATAGCTATGGAGGCACGCTCATTATCACCTTTGTCGATGTAGTGCTGCACCAGCCCGTCCATACTTTGTGGTTTTGCGCCTGCCGGAGCCTTCATTTTTTTCACTGCGTTCTTTACTTCTTGGCTGATCCTCGGATTGTTCAGCAGCTTGTTCTTTGCGGTGTAGAAATCACCACCCGCAGACTCCATCGCACCAACCATCATGTTGTGTGCTTCGCCTTCCGGATGATTGCTGGCCTTTTCACCGGTCAGTTTTTTGTAGCCCAGCTTATCAGCACGCATCTGCCGGATGCCCGGTCTTGCCTTTTCCAGCGTGGATTTGGCAGCAGCCATTTTATTATTCTGCTTCGTCAGTCGGTCGTAGTACTTTTTATCGCGCTCGTGTCTACCCAAAGTCTCCCGGGCGCTTTCATAGTCGCCCTTTTTGAGAGCGTTTGTCAGGTCACTCAAGTAACCCTCCTGCTTCTCTTTATGCACCCGATCGTAACGTTCCTGATTTTCAGCAATTGTGCCAGCTTTGATGCGGGTCGATTTTGCCTTTCCACCCTTCTGCAGCTTCGACACCGTCGCACCGCCACCAGACGTGAACTGACCGTTGTCGGCCCGTTTGTGTTTGGATTCGTCCCATTCCGCATCGCAGGCGCGGATCCGTTCCAGGTTTATCTGCGTTTTATCTGCCATGACGCGTACCTCCTACGTTTTCGTTGTGGTCATGTTAGCTCTGACTTTTTGAAAAGTCAAGCATTATTTTTTAATTTAGGGTATAAAAAAACCGCTGGCGTTTAACCAGCGGTAAAGAGTTTATTTGTTTTTTTCGGCCCAGCGTTTTTTATACTCGTTCAGAGATAGCTTGTTCGCACAACCATCCCAGTCAGGATCATCTTCCTGAACAGGGTCGTCCATCCAATCGCAAACCGGGCAAACCCTGAAAGTGTTCCCGTTCGGGAATTCATATTTCCCGCAGACCGGGCACATATGCGGCAAACTTAAATCTCTACGGCTCATTTAAATGCCCTCCAAATCTTTCCAACGTTCATAGTACTTTGCTCCATCTTTGGGCTTAAACATTGTATAAATTCCGTTTTCGTCAGCCTTCACAAAATCGTTTGTTTTAGGATCATACCGAGCCCACTGCCCCGTTCTGGTAGCATAACCTCGTATGCCACCAGGTGTACAAGGCGACTCTGCCAGCTTAACAGCCCGATCCTCATACTGATTTACCGTCCACCCGGGGTACTCATTGCCATGATAATGGACACTGTTTTTATCAACAAAATGATTGTTAAGGTCGTCTGCCGTAGCGAACCCCTTAACCTTCATGACGTTTACACCCGTCGCTGATACCTTACCACTCTTGACCGCGTATTGCAAGTCGTTTTTTACAGTTTGTGTGTGGGTTCGGTTTTTATTTGCCGGTAAAGAGGATCGTGCACCATGAACCTTTGAAAATTGCCCGTTGGCGTTATTGCGCGGGTGCTTTCCTGGGTCAAAAGATGCGTCCAGCACGTAAAACCCGCTGTCGCGCCCAGATTCGCCCGCTGTCGCATTTTCGTCCCCGGCCTGACCGTTTCCTTGCCCCGGCTCATTCCCGGGCCGCTGTGGCGGTTTTGGAGCGTCGCCCCCAAAATCCATACCCGGCGGCATCATTTCACCCGGGTCCTCGATCTCATCCGGCGCTTTTTCAATATCCTCATCCGTAATGTTCGTCCAGACGCCGGTCCGTTCTGACTGCTGCTTCAATTCCTGCAGGCCCGTGCGCTTGGAAATCATGCCGGCATTAAGAGCCGCCACCACATTGTCCGTGCCGGTCTTGGCCAGCTCCATGCGCTCCTTGTCGGACGGTTCCGATACCGGGTTAAAGTCAAAGTCAAGGTCGTCCGGTACCGCACCAAACATCGACACCATGAACGGCGGCAGCAGCTTATTCAGAATCGGCCGCAGGATGCTCTCCTGTTTTTCCCCGATCATGTCGTAATAATTCTGCAGGTCGGACTCGCCGGTGGCGTTTAGCCCCGACGGCGACCGCCCGAAAAGTTTAGTAACCGGAATCTCGGCCGCGCCACTGATGTCCATAATGAACTGCTGGTAGCAGTCTGCCAGGCCCCCGAACGTATACTGATGCGTTTCCAGACCGTCCGCAGCGTCCATGATCTGAATGCCCATGTTGCTCATCAGCCAATTCTGGGCCGTCAGGGTCCGGTACAGCTCCGCCTGGCTCTGCGGATCCGTGGCCGCCAGCGTCTGCCCTATGTCGTTCATCTTCAGCACCCGCAGGTTTGCCATAAAGGTCAGCTGCGCGATGTTCCATGACACATTGTCGCGCTTCTTCAGCTCATCGAATACCGATTCAATGACAGAAGCGCCCCAGTACAGCTCCGCCTGCTTCTCCCAGAACGGCAACGTATTCCCGATGAACCGAATGCACCGGGTATGGTGCACCCGGGTCATGGTTCCGTCCACCGGGTCGGTTACGATGTACGCGTCAGGAAGCCCATACTCTGGATCTGAAATGTCGTCCACCAGCTCGCTGGACGGACTAACACCGTTCCAGCGGTCCAGAATCATAAGCCCTTTAAAGTCACCCGGAACCATCTCCTCCAGCGCCAGCGGCATAGCCAACTGCTCCGGGCTGCCCTGGCCTTTGATCAGCATGATGCCAATGGCCCCGCCATACAGACGGCCCCAGCACAAGCCCTCCTGGATCTTTTTGATGAGCTGTGTGCGTCGTAGCTCTACGTCTATTTTTTTGATGAGGTCCGGAGCCAGACCCGACGTGATAGTAATCCAGTTTTTCAACATGTCGGCCGGAATGATGTCCACGATGCGCCGCACGATCCAGGAATCCCGGTACATGGCATTCAACGTACCAAAGTCGTTTGTCATACGGCTCATAACATACTGCGTGCTGTCTAACAGATTCGGCGTTCCGGCACCCAGACGCGCTAAAGGATTGCTGAATCCATCAAGCGCCGTCCCGCGCCGCACAACCAGCGCCTGTGCGCTTTTCTTTTTTTTACGCATTTGCAATCCTCCTCGCTTTAATCACGGTGGAAACAAAATAACGCAGGGCGTCACACGAATGGTCGTTGACCTTTAACGGCCGCTCTTTCCCGCCCTGCTCTATCGCCTTATTATCCCAGGCATAGGACTGATGCTCTTTTATCGTGTTTACGCAGCGCCGGTGAAAATGGATCCTGCGCCGCGTCAGCAACGTGTTCACGTTGCGAATTCCCTCGATAACGCTGTTGTCCGCGTTTATGGTTTCAACCGTCTCCTTCATCCGCAAGCCCCGGTTCCGGAGCTCAATCTTAAAAGACGCCGCCGACGGGTCAATGATGGTCCCCGTAGGCCAGACGTCCACCGGGCACTTGTGAATGAACCCCAGCAGATCGTCCGCATATTGGCTGTTGTCTTTTTCGTGGTTCCCGTCGGCCCGGCTGTCCCAGTAATACTCATCCACCACCCAGATGTCCTGCCCATCATCCCAGATGTCCAGGTACACCATCGGGTTCACTGTGCCGTAGTCAATGGCCAGGAACCGACGCATGATGTGTGCATTTTTGTATATCCAGTCCAGCTTCTCATCCCCGAAAAGCAGGTCGTCAGACCAGGCGTCCCGGTAGATCGCGCCCTGGGCCATAACCCAGAGCCCCTGAATGAACCGCTGATAGAACACGCCAGTGTAGGTCGTTCGGTAACGTTCCCGGACCTCTTCAGTCAGCGACGGATTGTCATCCATCAGGAAGTGTATAAAAAGCAGTTTTTTCTGATCTGCTTTTTCAATCCAGTTTTTCAGGAACCAGTGCATCGGGCTGTCCGGGTTACAGTTAAACCACATTTTAGCTCCCGGAACGGAGCACCGGCCTGTGGCCTGGTTCACAAAAGACTCCGGCATCAAGGCGGCCTCATCGCAGTAGAGCCCCGCCAGCGTAATGCCCTGAATCAAGTCCTGCGACGATTCATCCCGACCACCGAACACGTAAAAATAATTGGTTTTGTCGTCCTTGGATATTACGATCAGGTTCTCTGTGCGCGACTCCTCGATGGTGAACCGCCGGATCATCAGTACCGGTTTTAACCAGCTCCATACGTTACGCCGGAACGAACCTACGGTCTTTCCGCACATGGCAAAATTCTGGCCGTCGTAGGTGTCCATGGCCCATAGCACAAAACTGATGGCCATGGCTACCGTCTTCCCGGCACGAATAGATCCGTCAGCAATGATGCCGTTATGCTTTCGATACGGCGACTTCTCCGTCCACCACGTCAGCAGCTGCATTTGCTTCAGGCTGAACCGGCTGAACTTTACGACCGGTTTTATTTGCAGTTTTCTTTTTACGGCCATGCCGCTCACCCCACACATCGACGGCGCTGGCCTTGATAGCCTCGGTAAACCCGTCGTCCTCGTATTCCGTCAGCTGGCCGGCCGTTTTATCCGGCAACACCGTCTGCCCGATCGTGTCCCTGATATATTCCGCAGCCCGCACGTTCCCCTTGATGGCAGACGCGATCATCGCCACCAGAACCTTGTCCTGGGCAGTCATATTTGTGGCACTGTTTAGCGCCTCCACGAACGACGTAACCTCGTGGATAGGTGCATCGCTTTCTTTGAACCATGGCAGCTGTAGCAGGTACTCAAGCCCCTCTCGCATCGTTCGCCGTTCGCGCTTTGATTTGCCAGAAGCCCTGCCTCCTTTGCGGCCCTTTTCCGCGGCGTTCGCTTTGGTTATCCGCGTAGCCTTCCCGTTGGCCAGGTTCTTCTTGGCGGCCTCGATCTGCGCCGGACTACGCAATGACCTCTGCCTTGCCGCCGGTCAGCTGCTCCCAGCGTTCCACAATTACGTCGCAGTACACCGGGTCAAGCTCCATCATGTAGCAGGCCCTGTGTAGCTGCTCACAGGCAATCAGCGTCGACCCGGAGCCTCCAAATAGATCCAGCACCGTGTCGTCCCGCTGGCTGCTGTTTTTTATGCATTTAGCGCAGAGCGCTATCGGCTTCATGGTCGGGTGCTCGCCGTTCCGTTTCGGCTTATCAACGTAGATCAGCGTGCTGGCGTCCTCGGTGTTCACAACCTCCGCAGCCGGAACCCGCAGCACCAGGTTCTTGTTTCCCGACGCAAAATTGATCAGCATGGACCCGTCCGCATCCTGGCTCATAACTACCGGGAAGTTTTCGCTGATGGTCGTGCCCTGTTTCCGGCCCCCGAACCAGCGATGCTTCCCGCCGGCCTTCCAGCCATACAGAATCGGTTCATGTTGCCACTGAAAATCCTGTCGGCCCAGAGTAAAAGTGTTCTTGGCCCAGATCAGGCATTGCTTCAGCAGCAACCCAGAATCAACAAACGCCTGCCGGAACGTTAGCGACTCACTGTCCGCATGGCAGATGTACACCGTAGCCCCGGGCTCCAGGACCTCCTCGGCCCGCTGGTAAAAAGAAAGCAGGAAGTCATAAAACTGACTCCCTGCCATTTTGTCGTTTTTGATTTTTAGGTGTTCTTTTGTACCGCCGGTGTAGTCGATGTTGTACGGCGGATCTGTGAACATCATGCTCATGGGCACCCCGCTGGTGAGCTTTGCCACATCCGCAGCGTCGGTAGACGACCCGCACATCAACCGGTGTGCACCCAGCTGGTAAATCATGCCGGGCTTTGTTTTCGGTGTTTTGATTTTCTCCACCGCAGCCCCGAAGTCGAACCCGTCCTCCTCCGGTTCCGGATCTGGCAACTCGAACCCGAACGCCCGCATGTCAATGTCAGCGATTTGCAGCAGCTCCCCGTTCAGCAGCGACTCATCCCAGGACGCCAGCTCGGCCGTTTTGTTGTCGGCCAGCCTGTAGGCCCGTATTTCCTCTTCTGTGAGGTCGTCTGCCCGGACGCAAGGTACCTGCCGCATGCGTAACCGCTTCGCCGCCTTGAGCCGCGTGTGGCCGCATACGACCACATTGTCTTTGTCAATCACAATAGGCTGCCGGAACCCGAACCGCTTGATCGACTCTGCAACCGGCTTCACAGCCGGGTCGTTTTTGCGCGGATTATGCTCATACGGCACCAGCTCCGACGGCTTCAGATACTCAATGTTCATGCTCATAACAGCCTCCCAGCCAATAAAAAAAGCGGGCAGGTTTTTCACCTGTCCGCTTCAGACACTTTTTGCATTATAGTCATTATATCACACAATGAATTTTGAGTAAACCCCTACGTGATAATTTTTTTCCTTTGGTCGTTTCGCCGGCTTCGGAGCGGTTCCCCCTTTTTGGCCCGGCGCTTGTCCAGCTGTTCCAGAACCCAGTCGTACTCTTCCTGCGTGCAGTACAGACGCCGCTGCAGCCGCCGGTCGATCAGCTGCATCTTGGGCCTCCCTGCGCCTTCCCTGCGGCCACCGTTGTGTTTCCGGCCGTCCTCTTTTTTCTCTTCCATGCCCTCACCTCCACGGGCCCATATTAGCATAAAAGGACTTGAAAAATCAAGCCCTTTTTTTGCTGTAAACCAGCGCTTCCCGTAGGATCTTACGCGGCATTTTAAACAGCTTGTACGCATTGTCCAGCACGCCGTAGTATTGCAGGCTGGGAACGCCGTGATGCCGGTCCTCGTGCATGATGTACACCAGCGCCGGCCCGTAGCCGTCCACCCAGAGGTACTGCTTGTAGTAAAACCTTGGGTAACCTTCGTAGCGGTCCAGGCTGCGCTCGTCGCGCTCCGAAATTTCCCAGAGCAGCGCCGGAACCTTGCACCCATCCTCCCGCTCGATGGTGGCGTAGCTGCCGGTCTGTGAGCCCTTGAACATGAGCCGCCACCCGTCCAGCGTGGTGGTCCCTACGAACGCGGAGTCCGGGCACCGGTACTCCATCTGGTCCAGGTCCATGTTGGACCCGTAAGCAATGTACAATTTACGCATTTTAACATCCTCCTTTTATTTGAACCGGGGCTGTGGGCCCCGGTTAGGCTGCCTGGCCGTGGCGCCATGCGCTGCAGCCCTGCAGGTTTGCCATCATGTGAGTGCGGCAGGTCTTGAACTCGTCGCCGATCAGGCCCAGCCGGAGCAGCCAGCAGCGGAACGTGTACTTCTCATTGTCGCTGACGGTGCGTTCCATCTTGATGCTGCGGCTGTTGATGGCCAGCGCGCTGACCGCCAGACAGAACTGCACGTAGGCTTTGATCTTACCGGCGTGGGTGGTTCCGTTGAACAGCCGGAACTCTACGGTGCCTTTGCTGAACGTTGCGTGCAGGTTCAGGCCATGGTACCGGGTGTCGTTGTAGTGGTGGTGTTTGCCGTTTACGCTGGACCCCTGGGATTCGTACCACAGATGCTCCCATGCGTTCATGTTCGCAGGACGCTCGCCCTTTTCAATTCGGTCGGCCAGGTTGCAGTTAACCTTCTTGGTGTAGGTGCATTCCCGGCGGCCGGTGATGGCCAGGGCCTTGTACAGCATGTCCTCCTTGGACCGGAAGATCTTAACCAGGTTCAGCAGGCTGCGTGCGTCGTGCTTGTCAGCGCCAACGTGTACGTGGATGCCGCAGGAACCGTCGGCCTTTGCGCCTTTGCCCCGCAGGATCCGTACCACTTCCTGCACGTCTTCCAGGTCGTCGTAGGTGCAGATCGGGGTGACCACTTCGCAAGCATGGTCGGCATTGGTCAGGCTGCCGTCCCTCATGAACTTCCAGGTGCGGCCCTTGCGGTCGGTGCAGGTCCAGGCATCGTAGCCAATCTCGTAACCAGCGTACCGTGCGTGGGTTCCAAAGTATTCCGCAATCGCCAGGGCTGCGGTTTTCCGTTCGATCTTAACCAGCTCAACCTCTACTCCGAACGTCTGATTCCTTAAATCTAACTTTGCCATGTTTGCGTCCTCCTTTATTTTCACCGGCCCCCGCGGGGCCCTTTGCCTTTCGTTGTGTGCATATTAACTCTCATTTTTTGAAATGTCAAGCTCTTTTTATTAAATTTTTAATTATTTTTAAAGGGCGCATAAACCCGCATGGTTGACAGGCTCGTGTAATAAAAGAGGACGGCGTGTGCATGCCGTCCTCTTGTTTTTACTCTTTTTTTCTTGTTTTTTCCCGCGGCCGTGACATTTGTTTGCGCCGCACCTGCAGCTCATGCAGGAAGCCTCGCAGCATAGCCGCCGGAATGATCACGGACCCGTTGCAATCTTTGATGTTCCGCAGGATCGTCCGCGCGTCCGCATTATCCGGCACAATGTAATTCATCCGTCCAACGCCTCCGCTCCATACAACCGCAACGCCAGCACCCGAACCAGTGACGCCTTCGCCTTGGCCACCACCTGCCAGGTAGTATCGTGCTTTTCCGCAATGTCCTCGATGCTCATGCGCTCAAAATAAAACTCCACCAGCCACGGGTACCCGGCGTCCATTTTGATCGTGTTCAGGGCCCGGTCCATAACAGCCAGCTCCTGCCGGTCGCGCTCCAGCTTGGCCTGTACCGCCAAAATGCGGCCCTCCTGGCGTTCCTCCGGGGTGAGCTTCACCCCGGCCTGCTCCGACCACCGCACAATAGACTTACTGGTCTCCGTCACCTTTTCCCGCCGCAGATCTTCGATGTCTGCAGGCCAGCGATTGTGCACGTTATCCATGAGCACCGGGTACGCATACAGCCGCTGCTCCGTTGCCTTGTATCCAGACATCCGTGGCGGCTGGCGCTGGGCCAGCACCAACGGAACGGTCTGCCGCACTGTTTCGATGATCAGCTTCCGGACCTCTTTGTCATTCATCGTCACGCCTCCGCCGCTTCGTCACCGCTACCAAACCCAGGAAGCGCCTGATGTTTCGCGTCTTCCGGTTCCGCATCCTCCGCAAACTCCAGCACGGTCTGTGCACGTTCACCGTTGATGTACGCCATAGCCCGGTCAATAAACTGCCGGACGGTGTACGTCAGATCTTGCCCCAGGACGTCCTGGTTTTCGTTTTCGCGGGTCCCCGGGTACGAACCCTGATAGGTGTCAAACAGCCCGAAAAACGGAGTCTTGGATTTGACCTCGTGACCAGGCAGCCCGTACATGAGATGGAACGCCACCTCCTCCGTCCAGGACTTCTTGTCACTGGCCTGCCGGAGCTCGATACCATACATCGCAAAATGGAACGGCGGGTGCGCCATCGCAACGTCCACGCCAAACATCTTCTGCATGACCGGCATCGACAACTGCTTGACCAGCCCGGTCAATTCAGGCACCGGTGGCTCTTCGCACCGGACCCTAACCACATCGCCGATACAATTCTCACCCTCTGCCTGGTAGCTGTACTCGATTGGAGTAACCACCGGCGGGTTTAAAAACTTGAACGAAATAAACTGCATGACTACCTCCCTAAAATATCAGATTCAAACCAATCCGCAACAACAAACGCCAGCCTGAACCCCAGGAACATCAAAAACGGAACCATAAAAAACAAGGATAACACCTCGGCCAAAAATAAAACATCCTCGCGGCTCATCTCCTCCACCTCCGATCATCCTCGCCAGCAACGATACAGCACGCCATGATGCCCACGCCCACGATAGCGCCCAGAATAAAGCATGCCACATACATCATTTCCGTTTTGCCTCCTGCCGTTTTATAAACTGCTTCCATGCTTTTTTTAGATCTTCCGCATTCTGTTTCCTTACGGCGTCTCGATCCTGCACCGTAACCGCCTCCGCAAGTTTTGCCAGCTCAACACCTATGTAAAACTTTGCGCCCATCATTATCTCATTCATAGCGTCACCTCAAAACGGCGGCAATAGCCACCAATCTACAAAACCATCTGCACAGCGTTTTAATCCTTTTCTTTCATAATGCGCTACAAGCCGGCGCATTTGCCTTCTCCTTCTTGGTTCCGTAAACCAATACTGCCGCCTGAACGCCCGCTGGAAGCGCCGCCGTCTTTTCAATATTTCGGTTAAGGTGTC